TGTGGGTGGTGGAACGGATCGAAGCCAGCGGCAAGGCAAGTGTCAAGCGCGTTGGCGTAGGCGGTGCCGAGTTCGGCATCATCCTCAAAATTAACCGCCATGCTCCAGGCTGCGTGAGCCCGGTAATACTGCTCCAGCAACGCCTGTTGTTGTGAGGTCAGTTCCTTCATGACCAGTTGCCGGGTTCCTCAAGGTCAAGCATCTGCTGTGTTTTAGCAGAAGGTGTGCCACATTCCTCGCAGAACCAACCACCAGGAATCATCTCACTGTAAAGGAACTTGTTCCATCCACATGTAATACAAACTTCATCATCAGAAGTCATAGTCATCATCAATCTCGGTAGTGGGTTTAAAAACACTGGTTAGGTCTTCGGTCATCCTACCAGTAGATCCGTTGAATGTGATGGTTCCAGCCTGTCCAGTTTGACCATTGAAGCGATTCTTCAGGACACGGATGTTAGCCATGTTATCTCCAGCAGAGAGGTTACGCTCAAGGGCGATCACCATATCGGATAGCTGGACAATCGAGTGAGACCCCCGCAACTGCCCAAGGCTAACCTGTTGGCCATCCTCGTGTCCCTTGTCGCCCTGTGGGCGCTTCAGGTGGCTGATCAGTAGCATTCCAATACCAGTCTCCTCCACAAAGGAACGGAGCTTGGTCATGGTCACATCAATGAGCTTACGTTCATCATGCGACTCGTTGCCAGACATAAGGATAGAAAGGTGGTCAAGAATGATCCACCCTACTTCCTTGGCCAGTGCCATGAACCGGCAGTCGCTGAGGATACTGTCGGGGTCAACACTACCAAACCCATCACGCAGGTATACCTGACCAGTACCAAGACTAGCATCAAAGGCATCCTTAAGATCCTTCTCAGGTAATTCATTGTTTAGATGAAGGGGTTTGTTTGCTTTGATTGACATCAACCTAAGAGCAGTCCGTTGAAGGCTCTCCTCAAGGGCGATATATCCAACCTTCTCACCTTGATCAACAAGAGCCTGGGCTATTTCACCACAGAAGGTACTCTTACCGACGCCGGAACCTGAGGTAACGGTGACCAACTCCCCTTTTCTAAGACCACTAGTGATGTTGTCAAGAGCAGTAAAGGGCCAATTAGCATCCCTACCATGAAGAGGCCGAGTTGCGAGAGCGAATAAGTCTCGTCCGTCGATGACAGTCTTGGGGGAATAGGGTTTCCTGTTCCATAGGACTGTCGATGTGATTGCCTCATAGTCTTTTGCAATTAATGCCTCGTTGGCATCTTTGTAGGAATCAAGCCGAGCAATGAACAGTTTATCATGGGGAAACAAACTGGCACAGTCTTGTGCTGCTTGTTGTCCTGCCTCATCTGAGTCAAAGAAGAGGACAATAGACTCAAACCCCATTAACCATTTCAACTGATGTTGTAAGGCTTTCTTGGCTGCCTGTGCCCCGTTTGGGAGGCTAACAACTGGCCATGTGGGACGGATTTGATACACACTAAGGCAATCTAACTCGCCTTCGGTGATAACAATCTCTTTACCACGACCCCATAGTTGTTGACCAAAGAGGGCATGGTCTTCGTTCTTACCAGTCCACCTAAAGTCCTTATCAGTGTCCCTACTCTTAAAACCAACCAATTGGCCAGCCTGTGAGTAATACGGAAACCGAATAGTCTTGGTGTCGTGGTCATAACGAACATTGAACTTTTTTAAGGTATCTTCCCTTAGGTTTCTACCCTTGAGAGGAACAAAGTCCCCAGTAAAGTCCATGGTTAATTTAAGAGGCTTGTGGGATTGAACATGAATAGAGTCAGAGTCTCCGTGTTGATACGCACCACAGGAGAAGCAGTGGGCATGACCGTCAGTATATCGGGCCAAGGCGTCACTGCTTCCACACTGTGGGCACGGCTCATGTGTCAGAAACTCGCTCTGTGAGAGCAGATCGGATTGCATCAGCTGCGGTAGTCATCTGTGAATGATAAGCGATCCAGTCCTCTAGTTCAGCGATGAACCGATCCGCTACATCTGACGCCTTAATGGTGCCAGTGTGAACGTAATCGACACATGTGACGAGAGTATCAGCAAAGTCCTCACCAATACGTTGGAGGATTTGATCGCGTTTGTCAACAGAGCCAGTCATGGGGAATGTCGTGTGATGGTGCCCACAGAAAACCATTATTCTCTGCCCACTTAGCGTAGGTAGTCTTACTGGTTTTTGTGAGAGTATTTTGTGGAGATTGGAAGACAAGTCGAATATCAAGATCAGGATGCTGCTTCTTTACGGCTAACATCTTCCTTCGATCTTCTGGTTTGAAATAACCCTTGGCTTCCAAGATAACCCCGTTGGGCAAGATAAAGTCAGGTGTGTATACTGACGATAAAGTGTAGTTTAGTTTGAGGGTTTCATATTCAAACTGGTGCCCATTCAGTTCAAACCACCGCGCCAACCTTTCTTCAAGACGGCTACGGTATTTTGGCATTAGAAGGGTACGTCATCAGCGTCATACCCAACAGGCCCAAAGCCTGGGTCCTCAGCAGGCTCAAAGCTAGGGCTACCACCCTTGAAGCCTTCTGTCTTGCCAAACAGCGCAGCAACGCCATCCTCATCCAATCCACCGCTATCAGAGCCTCCGCCGCTAACCAGCTTAAGCACCTGAGCACCTCGTACCTTAACGGAACATCCAACCTTTTGCCCAAAGACATAAGGCTTTAGATCCACGATCAACTTAACAACAGTACCTTTCCAGATCTGTGTGTCAAGATCAATCGGTACTCCATCTGTATCCACCCAAGGGAACATAGGAGTAGTGCTTTCACCACCGTAGCTGACCTTAACAAATCCCTCTTCATCCCACTTAGGGAGTTCAGCAGAGAATCGTTTGCCAGCCATTTTGTTCTTGCCCCATTCCAATGCCTTTTGATAAGCATCTTCAAACTTAGTCAGGTACTCCTCAGGCACCTTGAATCCAATGGTGCAGTTGTTAAACTTACCACCTGGAACTAGTGCGTTGATGTAACCTTCGAGGCTTGTGGTGATGATGAAACGTGTGTCAGACATCTTTGGTAAGAAATTCGTGTTGTGCAATAAGGTCGAGAAACTCAACCAGGGTGTCATCCAGATCCAAATCAGCACGGGTTGCCCAATACTGAACATATTCTGGTGACCAACAAAGGCCATAGCCAATGTTAATTTGCTCAGCTAACTCAGTAGCGTAAGCATCAGAGGGAATAGTTAGTTCCAAGATTTCAGGCGTCAAGGATACTCTCAACAGTGGTGAATGCTTCATCATATGCTTCAAGACATGCCATAGCATTGCTACCGTTTTCGGCAGCCTCAGTCAAGAATGCACACTCAGCAAATACATTACAAAGGTACTCCTCAAAGGTTACCTCATAATGATCCTCTTCATTATCCTTCTCTTGAAACTGCCACTCTTCGTAGTAGTTATCAATCACAGAAGGGTGAAGACCCAAAAGCTCAGCAATTTCCTTAAGTTCCATTAGCAAAAGAAGTAAGCGGATTGTTGGACATCATTGATGTCAAGGGTATTTAACATGACATCTTCATCAAAGTCAACCCCCAGCTGGGTAGCCCAATCCTTGAGGACTGGTTGGGAATAGATCTCAACAAATTTGTCCCTGATTGCTCTGCCCATGTCATCCATATCACAGGAACGACCAAGCACGCAATCATGTATCACTGTAAATGGGGCACACCATTCCGCAAATACAAGGTGAAGCAATGCTGCATCCAAACTATGAACTAGATTGGGTGATGCTGCTGTCTTGGATTTAGCTAGGTTGATCTGTCGTTCATCCCATTCCTTTAAGAGGTTTGTTAAGACAGTTTGACCAAGCAGTTGAGTTGTAATTCTATCTACATCATTACGGCGATACTCCTGAACGACATGAAACCCAGAAGGTGTCATCCATTCAACAGTTGTCTTACCAGCTTTGATACATTCACCCGCCACCTTCTGGATGAATTCCATAGAACGACAAGGACCATCAAAGACTTGCTTGACACCATAACGATAGATAGCTTTCACGATCATTTGTAACTCACCCTTCTCAAGTTTAATTCCCTTGAGTTCCTGACGGATGTAATCACGAGCACTGTTTTCTGTCACCCCGTAAGGTGTTGTCATGACAGTTCTCTTGGTTACTTTTCTTGTGATCAAATGATGAAGATGCTCAGGAAGAATCTCCTTTGCTTTCTCAGCAACGATCTTGTATCCATCAGATGGTTTGTTAGTAGGAACAACGTTGACCATCTCAGCAGCAGTTCGATCTAGTGCTAATGCTGACAAATGCTGGAGTCCTGAACAAGTAGCATCAACGGATACGGGAAGACCAGATGTCTTCTTAGTCCCTTTAATGACACATTGATAGAACTCCAACACGCTAGCAATAAAACACCAGGGTTCTTCTACTGCTTCCCATAGTCCAATTGTTCCCTCAGGATCAACAGCTATTTGAGTTAAGAAATCATGGTTCTCATTGACCCATGCTATTCTTTCCTCCATTGGTGCTTTGTCTAATCCATAAGTAGTAGCAACCTGAAAGGCTAACCACCACTCATTAACAGGACCCTCTTCTTCAAAGTAAATCAGACTCTTATCGAAATCTGTACCTTGAGGACTGAGGCTTGTGGGAATAGGGTAGACCCTACCCCGAAAGTCAAACGACCAAGGAACCCAAAAGACTTCCCCTTTGTACTTGTTAGCTACATAAAGAGCCTCAGTTGTTCGATAGTTCTTCTGTGCCAGAGCTGCGTTCATATCCTCAATCTCAGTCCTTGCCTTTTTATAAGCAAGTTTATCTTCGATTGCGGCTGTTTCCCAGGGTTCTGGCTTTGGCGGTGGAGGTGATGGTTCCTCCGCTCGAAACTTACCCACCCTAAGGCGGCGTTCCATACAGAAGTTGGCTAGCTCCAGCACCCTGTCGTTGATTCGATAGGGGACCTTCTGGAGCCGGTTTAGCATGACAAGAGCCGTGCTATCTGGTGCTAGTGCAAGACTTCGCCGCTTTTTCCTTGAAACCCCAGTCCTGATCAGGGAAGTTAGCTTTCTTAAATCGTTGGTCAAGTACCCCCCCACTGTTCTAGTGCTCCAATCGTTTGGCTCACACAGCATCGGCCACATACAACCAGCAAACGCCTCAGCCTGCTCCATGAGCGCCACCTTGGCCTTTAGAAACTCCGGATGGTATACCAGGGTGTTTTGACTACTTGTCCGGCTCGTGAAGACCTGCTTGATGGTCACCCAGCCCGTAGCCTCCACCAACCGATCAAACAACCATCCACCAACCAAGTGTTTAACACTAGTTGTCCACTTCAATCTGTCTATTCCATTCTTACGCATTACTGCGTTGTATCGCTGTACCTTATACCGATATCCCTTATGTGCATGAAGGCGAGACTTAGCTTCACCAAACTCTATTGGATACTTACGTTGAAAGTCATCAATCATGATCTGATCGTGAATCTTATCACCAATCATTTGAGTAACCACTGGGTACTTCAAACAGTCAGTACCTCTTACCCCCAATACATCCAATACACACTTAGCTGTGATCAATGCTAACACTGCTGGATCACAGTCCTTAATCATAACAACTGCCGCTGCCTTATCAGTAGCCCACCCCCGGCTAATGCGACTAATCTTACCAGCAATCTCATTGGTAATACCCTCTAACCCTTGCTTAATGAACGCTGTTCCATAGACAGTAGAACTAGCATAAAACCGGTCCTCTGCTGCCTTTGTGCGTTCTCTCAGTCGCCTAATTGCTTCACTACGGGCATCAAGTTCTCGCTGTAATTGACGGGCGAGTTGATCAGGTGTGGCCATAAATCAGGATGCT